CTGTAGCGTCCCACCTCTACGCTGCAGAATGTCCGAGCCCCTTAAGTCTCTGACGCCTGGTGGCCCCGAGCCACGCTCAGAGCCACTTACTCACAGATCAATGCGGCATGAAATGCCGCACCGCTGCGAGATCCGCCGCTAGCCAGAGAGTACTTCCTCGAGTACTCCATCATGGCTGCGGCCTGCTTCCCCATCTTGCGACGAGGCAATTCGCCATAGGCTGAAACCTCGCGGCCCAGCCTATCAACGCCGGTGAGGCCTTCGCCTTCGTCTCGTATATCGCTTGACGGTACTCCTCAGGCGTCAAGTCCTTGCCGGTGACATTCGTCCAATGCCCTCGGGCATTGAACCGCTCGAACTTTGGCACGAGCGCGACGTCATCTCGCGTCAATACGATCTTCTTGCTGAGGAACTCGAGCTTGCGAGGGTCATATGTGAAGTTCTTTATCAGTAGGCCCAGACCATGTTTCGCCTCCTCATCCGTAGTGTACACCTCGTTCAACCCTGCTTCGAAATTTGAGAGATCTTCTCTCTCCACGACACACACGACGTCATCGCCGGCGACGAACTTTGAGACGGACAATCCTTGAGAAACGAAGTCGATGTAAGCCATCACGCGCATTGTGTTTCCCCAAGTGGTGCGGAGTGGATGCCCCGACATCACTGTACCCCGCAACACGCCCTTGAACATGGGCCGGCGCACACGGCGTCCTTGATAATTGCCTTCGACAGAGAACGAAATCGCCGTAAGCGCGCGCTTAGCCAATAGCGCGACGTCTTCGCGCAAATCCACGAACTTCTCGAGCTGTTGCCACAACTTCTCGACGATAGGGACATCCACCGCTTCGATCAATCTAGCATCTTGAACGCTGTCATGACGAGCACCGTCCCAACAAACGACGACTGGATCGCGCATTCTCGACCGTGCATGCTGAATCTTTTCCGCGATCTGGTCGAGGTTGAAACCGACGGTGAACCCTGAGTCACCAAGCGCTTGTCGAGT